CGGTACAAATACAACACAAATTGCTACAACTGCTTTTGTTCAAGCGGCAATCTCTTTGTTGTATCCAGTTGGTTCTATCTACACAAATGCAAGCGTCAGCACTAACCCTGCAACATTGCTTGGGTTTGGTACATGGACAGCATTTGGTGCTGGTCGTGTCATGGTTGGTTTTGATTCAGGTAATGCACTGTTTGACACTGCTGAAGAAACTGGTGGTAGTGCAGATGCAATTGTTGTAAGTCATACTCACACTGCAACAGTAAATGATTCAGGTCACAGTCACTTAATTAATCAAACAGGTTCTGGTGCTCAAGCGCAAACAGGACAAAGTGAAAAACGGATGGTTGAAGGTTTATCTGTAAATAGCAGTACAGCTACTACTGGAATTACAGTAACAAACTCCTCAACTGGTTCAAGTGGCACAAATGCTAACTATCAGCCGTACATTACTGTGTATATGTGGAAGCGCACAGTATGATGATGCAAGACCCTGAATATCGCATTACTCATCATTTCAGTGATGGGTTGTATGCCAAAGAGTCATTCTTTACTGCGGGAATGAGCATTTTGAAGCATACGCATAACTTCAATCACTTGTCTATCTTGGCTGAAGGTAAGGTTGCGGTGTTGCGTGGTAATGAGATTGACATTGTGATTGCTCCTGCTTGCCTTGAGATTAAGGCAGGATTGATTCATGGGGTTAAAGCGCTAACTGATTGTGTTTGGTTTTGTATTCATGCCACAGACGAGAAAGACCCGTCAAAAGTGGATGAAATTTTGATTAAGGGAGATTGATATGCCTATTGGAGCAATTATTGGAGCAGGGGCATCACTGCTTGGCGGCTCGATGCAAAGTAGAGCCACAAGACAGGCGGGTGAAGCATCTGCACGATCAAACCTTGAGGCGGCACGAATTGCGGCTGAAGCGGCTAAGTTTCGTCCTGTAGGTGTAACTACTCGCTATGGCACTTCAAACTTCCAATTTGACCCTAGCGGTTATCTAACTGGTGCTGGCTACACAGTTGCTCCTGAATTAAGAGGCTATCAAGATAGATTGATGGGCTTAACAGAAAGAGGATTAGGTCAAGCAGAGGCAGGTGAAGCCATGCTAAGACCTACTGTTGGTGCGGCTGAATCTTTGTTTAATCTAGGTGGTAGATACTTAGATCAAACTCCAGAACAAACTGCACAGAAGTACATGGAGAGTCAGTACAACTTGCTTGCACCAAGTCGTGAAAGACAAATGGCTCAGTTGCAGAATCAGTTGTTCCAACAAGGTCGTGGCGGTTTGTCTGTAGGTGCTACAGGATTGCGTCCAAGTGGTGCGGCTGGATTGGGCGCAACAACTCCTGAAATGGAAGCGTACTACAACGCTATTGCCCAACAAGATTTACAACTTGCCGCAAATGCTGAAGAAGCTGGAAGACAAAGAACCGCATTTGGTGCGGGATTGTTTGGTACAGGTTCAGATATTTATAACTTGTATTCAGCAGGTCAAGTTAACGCTTTGAATCCATTTACAAGCTATTTGGGTGCTGGTTCTGCCATTGAACAACTTGGTCAACAGCCCTTAACTTTAGGTTCTGCATTAGGCGGTCGTTCTGCTGAAGCTGGTGCTGGTGTTGGAAGAAGTTTGTTATTGGGTGGAATGGGTGCGGCTACAGCCATTCAGCGTGCAAATGAAAACAGCGGCATAGGACTTGGCTTGATGAATTTAGGTAGCAGTCCTGAATTTGGTAGTGGCGTGGCTAAAGGCTTATCTAAGTTGTACAACTATGCAACAGCCCCATCATTTAATGATAGGTATAGATCATCTGCATTTGATGCGTCATATGCAAACCCAATGGATTTTTAAGGATAAATCATGGCAACAGACATCTTAGGTTTATTCGCAAGCCCACAGCAGTATGAGCAACAGCGTCAAGCCGCTATGGAGGCTCGTGCCTTGCGTATGGCTGAACTCAACCCCATGCAACAAGGGCAGTATGGTATTGCTCTTGGCGCACAGCAATTAGGTCGTGCCATTGGTGGTGCTTTGGGTGGTGTTGACCCACAGTTGCAGAAGATCACTCAGCGTCAGCAATTGATTGGCATGATTGACCCAAGCAACCCTGATTCTTATGCTCAAGCAATTCAAGCGGCACTACAAACTGGTGACCAAGAAGCGGCATTCCTATTGCGTAATGAGATGATGAAGGCGAAAGAGCAATCTGCTGTTGCAGAGGCTCGTGGCTTTGAGCGTGAGAAGTTTTTGATTGAGCGTGGCGAGGGTATCAAACAGCGTAGCTTGGAGTCCAGAGCATTAAGCATAGCCAGTGGTATAGACCCTGACACTGGTGAGCCAACAACACCACTGCTTGACCCACAAACTCAAACATTCAATCAGAATGTTGCAAATACACTGATTTCTCAATATGGTCAAGTTGGTGCAAACATTGTCAAGCAGAGACTTGAGGGTGTTCAAGGTATTGAGTCTTTACAAGAAAAGCAACTTGCTAGAAATCGTGTAACTAAAGCTAATGAGTTGTTTGGCAAACTCAAAAAACCTGATGGAACTATTGATGAAGATGTCAAAGCACAATTGCTTGCATCCCCTGAAGGTCGTGCGTTAATTACTCAACAAGCTGAAGTTCTTAAACCTTTGCGTCAATTAGGTGCGGGTGGTACGCCAGAAGAAGACCCATTCAAGGTATTCCTTGAAGACCCAACCATTCCTGCAAATGTGAAAACTCTTGCAACTCAATACTCAACTAGTTTTGCTAAAGGAATGATTGACCCTGAAAAGGTTGATGCAAAGTTCAGAGAATTAGCTGATATGACTCAGCGAATTCAACAGTTTGACCAAAATCAAGCACAAATCAAAATCAATCAAGAATCAATGGCGGCTATGAGGGAGCAAAATCTCCAGAACTCACAAGCATATCTTGCATTGGCACAGTCACAACTTGCACTGGCACGACAAAATGCCGCATTCCAGCAAAGAATGAAGTTGGATGAGGCAACTGCTAAAGCAGAAAAAGCTAAAGATGGCAAAGAAATTAAATTTGGCGATGCGACAAAACTTGCTGGTCAATCTACAGGTGTGGATAACCTTGTTGGTATTTATGAAGCATTCAAGCCAGAATTTGCTGGTTTTGGAACTAATGCGGTTGGTGAGGTTGCAGTTTTTGCGGCTGGTAAGCAAAGTGATGAAAAAAGTGTTGCACTTTATCAATGGTGGCAAGACTATCAAAACAACATCAATAAAGTTAGAAATGATTTGTTTGGCTCGGCATTGACTGCGCCAGAAAAAGCTGAGTTTGAAAAAGCAATGGTGACAAAAGGCATGAATTCAGCCCAAGCCGAAAAGAACTTAAGAAGGCAAGCAGAACTTGCACAAAAGGCATATAACAAAATTGACAATGTTTTGCGTGTTCAAGGCTACAGCAAGGCGGCATTAGATGCTTTAAAACCAAATGGAATTAAACCTCCTATGTCTAGCTTTGTGATCGAGCGTGACAATACAAACCCATTGGGTATAACTGGCGGAAAGAGATAAATCATGGCAAAAATTGATCGTGTAGCCGCTAAAGCGGCAGGGTATACAGATGCTCAAATTGACCAATATGAGCGTGAACAAGGCTTATCCCCATCGACAAGCCAACCAACAGTAGGACAAACAACAAAGCAACAACCTAAATCTGAAAAATCACTATCTACAACTGAGGTTGTAACTGGTGCGATTTTGAACTTCCCAAGTTCTTTGTACAACATGGCAAGTGATGTCTTTAGTGCTGTTACAGACCCTGTACAAACAGCAAGAGATTTGGGAACTTTGTTTGTTGGTGCGACATCAAAGGTTCTTGGAGAGCCTTTCTTTGAGTCTGACTTGGCAAAGCAAATGAGACTTAAAGGCGAGAAGTCTGCTGAACAAGTTGGTGCTTTTATGGTTAACAGATATGGAAGCGTTGAAAGTGCAAAGCAAGCATTAGCTACTGACCCTGCTGGTGTTTTATCTGATGCCTCTCTTGTGTTTACTGGTGGTGCTGGTCTTGTACCTAAAGCTAGTACAGCATCAAAGGTTTTAACAACAGCCGCAAAAGTTACAGACCCATTAAGAATAGCCGCCGCACCAGTTGTTTATGGTGCTAAAGCAGTTGCTCCAACTTTAGGCATGACTACTGGCGCAGGGTCTGAGGCTGTTCAGCAAGCATACCAAGCTGGTAAAGAAGGTGGTGAAAAAGCTAAGTCTTTCACAGAAAATTTGCGTGGCACTGCTGACCAACTTCAGGTTCTTGAAGACGCAAAAGCAAACCTTGATGCAATGACTAAGCAACAGCAACAGGCTTATCGTGCAAATATGGCGAACATTAAAACAGATCAAACAGTATTGAGGTTTGATGATGTTGATACAGCATTAAAAAATGCTATGGACAAAATTACCTTTAAAGGTAAAGTCAAAAGCGATTATGCCTTGGGTAAAGTGCAAGAGGCTCAGAAAATAATTGATGATTGGAAGAACTCAGACCCTGCAACTTACCATACGCCTGAAGGTCTTGATGCTTTAAAACAATCAGTTGGTGATGTCCTTGAGTCAATACCTTTTGAGAAAAAGAGTTCAAGACTTGTTGTTGGTGACATTTACAACTCAATCAAATCAACCATTCAAAGACAAGCCCCAACATACGCTGACACAATGAAGCAGTATGCTGAAACTGCTGACCAAATCAAGGAAATTGAGCGTTCTTTATCTTTAGGGAAAAAGGCTAGTGCTGATGCTGGTTTGCGTAAGTTGCAATCAGTCATGCGTAACAATGTAAATGCAAACTATGGTCAGCGCATGAACTTGGCAACTCAACTTGAGCAAGCTGGAAACATACCAATTAAGCCAGCACTTGCTGGTCAGGCATTAAGTTCATGGACTCCTAGAGGCATTCAGGGTGCTGGAACTATTGGTACTGCTGGACTTCTAGGAACTCAGATTTCGACTCCATTGGGTCTTGGATATTTAGCCGCATCATCTCCAAGATTGGTTGGTGAATCAGCATATATCGCTGGCAAGGGTGCTGGACAAGTTAATAAAGTTACTGGTTTATTCCCTGAACTTGACTATCCACTAATGTTTAATGTGTTATCCAATGCACAAACAGAGTAGGAGACTGAAATTGATCCGATCACGATTTGCCTCATGGCGGCAGGGCTTGTCTCAAAAATACAACAGTCTGTTGAATTGTACAAATCCGCTCGTGAGCATTTTGTCCAAGTCAAAGCCACTGCTGATGAAGTTGTGGCTATCGGCAAGGAACTTGGTGGCTTATGGAGCAAGCTACGCAAGTTCTTTGCTGGTAGCCCAAAGCCTCAAGTTGCAAAGCCTGTGGCTAAGTCTAAGAAGCCTACTTATGTCGATGTGGATGAAACTCAAGTCAAAATTGGGATTGTCCAAGACTTAACAGAGTTTTTTAAGTTGCAGGAGCAGTTAGCGGCACACATCAGAGAAGAAGAAGAAAAAAGTCTGACAGTCTATGACCCTGACCAGAACCACATGGAAGCGGCTTTAAAGAGGGTGATGGCACAGCAAGAGATGGATAGGTTGGTGATTCAGATTCGTGAGTGCCTCGTCTATAGTGCGCCCCCTGAGATGGGGGCTTTGTATAGTTCTGTATATAGCATGAAGGACAAGATTGAAGAGGAGCAAACCCAAGCAAGGTTAAAGGAAGAGGCTAAAAAGAGGCAAGAGGTATGGCTACGCAAGGAAGAGGAAAGAAACTTCCAGTTAAAGCTAGGGTATCTAGCGGTGACTTTTATATTCCTCCTGTACCTGTGGCTGTGGTTACTGTTCGTAAGTCAGTTGAGGAAGACATAATGGGATGGATTGCCGCTTGTGTCTTGATTGCTTTGCTGTTGCCATTGATGGGGTTTCTTTATATTGACATCTTGGAGACTAAAAATGAGGCAAAGTCTCAGATTGAAAAAGTTGAGAAACTCAGAAGACAGGTTGAACAAAAAGAGAGGGAGAAAGAGAAATGAAAATAGTTTGCTTTATGGCACTGGTTCTATTGTCTGCCTGTGAAGACAGGTTCAGATACCCTTGCCAAGACCCTCAGAATTGGCAGAATACCGAATGTAAGCCCCCAATTTGTACCGCTACAGGTACTTGTCCAGAAATGTTAGTCAAACCTGAACAGGAGAAAAAGTAATGCCAACAGTAGGATACAAACAAAATAACCGCATGACTGCTGAAGAGATTGAAGTCCGAATTTGGGCGGTCGTTATCTTTTCCCTGACCATGATTCTCCTTGGCTCTGTTGCCATGTTCCTCTACAGCGTTTCATTCGTGACGCAACCAATGTCAGGCATGGCGGCAATTGATAAGGTCTACACCCAACAGATCAACACTATCATGGTGTTCATCACTGGTGTGCTTGGTGGTGTAGCTGGTCGTAGTGCTGTTTCAGCCAGTGCCAAGGCTTTTGCCAAGGCAGATGCTGATGCTGACTCTGACGAGCCACCAAAGCCATGAGTATCTTCAACCCTTATGTAATTCTTGGCATCGTCTTAGCGGTGCTGAGTGCCTTTGGAAGTGGGTACTGGAAAGGCTCAGAAGATGAGATCACTCGTCAGCAACTTGAGATTGCCAAACTCAATGCTGAAGCTAGGCAGAAAGAACAAATCCTAGTCTCAGCAATTCAAGCCCAAACCACTAAACTTCAGAAAGCAAATCAAGATGCCAAACTTGCTCAACAAAAGCGTAATGCTGACATTGACTCTGGTTCTTTGCGGTTGCGGATTCCTGTCAAAGCAACCAACTGCCCCATACAAGCCACCACAGATACCGCCCCTACCAGCGGAGATAGCGTTCAAACAACAGCCGAACTTGACAGAGAGATTGCTAAATCTCTTATCGCTATCACCGAGCAAGGAGACTCCAACACCAGACAACTCAACTCCTGCATCGAAGCCTACAACTCAATCTACGAAACCTTGAAAGGAAAACCATGAACTTGTCAGCCAACTTCACCCTGAAAGAACTCACCAAGTCAGACACTGCCACTCGTTTGGGTCTAGACAATACACCTGATGAACAGGCACTTGAGAACTTGAAGACTCTTTGCGAAAAGGTATTGCAACCAGTTCGTGAACACTTTGGCAAGTCTGTCACCGTGAACTCTGCCTATCGTAGTCCTGAGTCAAATGCGGCAGTGAATGGCTCGAAGTCCTCAGACCATTGCAAGGGCATGGCGGCAGATATTGAGATAGTTGGTGTTGCCAACGCTGATTTGGCTCAATGGATTATGGACAACTTGGACTACACACAATTGATCTTAGAGTTCTACACCCAAGGAGTTCCTGATTCTGGTTGGGTTCATGTTAGCTATGACCCAAACAACCTTAAGAAACAAGAACTGACTGCGACTAAGGTTGCCGGCAAGACTACTTATCTGAATGGACTTGTAGCTTAATCTGAGTCTTGCAGAAGTGTTTGGAGATAAGGTGTTCGTACAGAATCACC